TGCAACTCAGTCCCTTTGTACGGCGCCCGCATCACATATTTGATGACATTGCCACGATAAAACGTCTCGTAAGCACAGATCTCGATTGGCTCGATCCCGCTCGGGTGGCTGGTGTAGTGCTTCGGATGTTTGATCGGGTCGTCTTTGATTAACGTGTAGTGAGTCGGATTTGGTCCGGTTGTCCGCTTTTCCTCGCGTTCGAGATGGTCGTCGATCTCAGCCCCAAACGCTGACGCTAGTGCTTGCAAGTGTGGTGTCATGCTATCGGCCTCCAGTGTGTGGGTGATCTGGCATCTTCGCACGAATCAGGCTCAACGGACTGATTGCAACCGCTCCAGTAGGCCAGTCTGGACTGATACCATCGCCAGCCGGTGAGGTGATTGCCATCGCGATAGCCAAACCGCTCGAAATCATTACCGCTGCCTTCGCGGATAATCACTGTCTGGCCCATCGGCGGAAGTGTGGCCGGATCGTCGGTGACTTCGATCCATTTCGGCGTCTTCATCGCGAGTTCCGACTCAAGCTCGGAAATCTTTGTGACATAATCCTCGAACTCGGCTTCTAGAATCTTTTCAAGCGGTGTCATCATCGTCTTCCTCGTCTTCCTCTTCCTCTTCGTCCTCGTCCTCGTCGTCATCGCAATCGCAACACAGCAAGCAAGTCGCGCAATAATCGCAAAAATGTTGTGTTTGCCTTTCGCATTCGTAGCACTCCGCAAACGGCGGTTTGACCGGCTCGTCAAGCGGTGGCAGCGTGGCCGGATCGTCAGTAATTTCGGTCCATTGCGGTGTCATCAGGTTGTAGACCGTCAACGCCGCAGCCTTGGCCTCGCCAGTCAACGATGCGATAAAATCAAGCGGTGTCATCGTGCCGAAGCCTCCTGTAGCGGTGAAAAGTCTGCCAATTGCGGATCAAGATGGCACATCCACTTGAGATCACGTGCGAATTGCAACAGATCGCCATCGTTCGGCTTGTCCAGCACAAACCACGCCAGTTGCCCGCGGCGGGTGAATAATATCTCTGTCCGTTGCGATCGCGGGTCCATATAGGCCGCGAATCGTTCGTAACCGATCCTTTGATCAAGCACGGATTGCAACGCTTCCCTCAGCGCAACAAGCGTCTCACCGCGAAAGTGTCGATCATTTTCCAGCGCAAAAAGGCTGATCAGGGGATTGTCGATAGTAATTTGTCCCGTATATCTAGTTCCAGTGTGTCCACCGCGTCAGGGTCGTTCAGAACCGCGTCCTCACCGTATCTTGCGAGTGCAGCCGCATCGTATGCCGCAGCCGCTTCCTTCGCTGTGTAGTAGCCGTACCGATGTTTTCCGTTGCCGATATGGACGCCAAACGATCGGTGCGACCTGCAATAACTGATGCCGATCGTCCCGCCGCTCCTGAGCTTGTGCTGCTGGTAATGCTCAACGATCGTCCCTAGCGCACTGATCAGTTCGCCGCTGCCTGGCACCTCGGCATCAAGGTCGCGATCGTCGGGGAAGGTGCTGTCAGGGTTCTCGCTTTTGTACTGGCGAACGATCGCGATGCGTTTGTTTGTCAGTGTGGTGAGGGTCATGGATCACCTCCCAATGTTTGCTGGCTTCAACATTTCCGTGGGCGATACCCTGACCGCTTTCAGTGCCATATATTGAGCCGACAATTTACGAGAATCTAAGTCGAATTCACGCCGTTTTTGTGACGAGAAATAACTGGTGTCCACGCCTTCCATACCGGCAATAGCTCGCTTGTATTTGCGGTACCCACTCCGCTGACGCTTGCAATTGTGCTCGTAGGCTTCCAGATCGGTCAGGATTTGCACCGTGCCCTTGTAAGCCTTTACGGTCCATTGCAGGCCGATCCGGTGCAGTTCCTTTTCGACTATGCCCGCAAGTTGCACGTCCGGCGGCATCGCGCCGGTGTGGTCCTCGTTCGGATCCACCATCATGATTTTCGCGACCTCGTCAGATTCAATGATGTCGCCCTTGGACAGATCGGCCACAAAGTTCAAGTTTGCCACGCTGCACCTCCTGTTGATGTTTCAATCCAGAACCGTCGAATCCGCATGGGCAAGTATTTCGTTGCCACATGCGGCCCATGCCACGCCCCGCCTCGCCGCGCCTAGCCTCGCCACGCCGGACCTCGCCGGACCTCGCGAATCCGCACCGATGAGTGTTTCGTCATCATGTGCGGCCCTTGCCATGCCAAACCACGCCCGGCCGTGCCTCGCCCAACCACGCCGTACCGAACCACACCGCACCATGCAAATCCGCACCGATAAATGTTTCGTCATCGTGTGCGGCCCATGCCTTGCCGGACCTCGCCGAACCATGCCAAACCTTGCCATACCCGGCCGAATCTTGCCACGCCATGCCATGCCACGCCCTGCAAATCCGCACCGATGAGTGTTTCGTCATCATGTGCGGCCCTTGCCCTGCCAAGCCTTGCCGTGCCACGCCTCGCCGAGCCTCGCCATGCCACGCCCTGCAAATCCGCACCGATGGATTCTCACCACCTTGTGCGGCCCTTGCCAAACCGCGCCTCGCCTAACCTCAACTCGCCTAGCCGAACCCCGCCATGCCTCGCCTGACCCTACCGTGCCCAGCCTCACCACTCCTAACCGCACCCCGCAAATCCGCACCGATAGGCTTTCACTACCTTGTGCGGCCCTAGCTAAACCGAACCACGCCCCGCCTCGCCTCGCCGTGCCGTGCCGTGCCATTCCATGCCACGCCAAGCAAATCCGCACCGATGAGTGTTTCGTCATCGAGTGCGGCCCATGCCATACCGAACCTTGCCTCGCCTCGCCTTGCCCGGCCGGACCTCGCCCCGCCGTGCCACGCCTAGCCACGCCGAGCCCCGCCCCGCAAATCCGCACCGATAGGCTTTCACTACCTTGTGCGGCCCTTGCCATGCCTTGCCGGACCAAACCACGCCAAACCTAGCCACGCCCCGCCTAACCCTACCGTGCCGGACCGTACCGAGCCTCGCCAGACCCCGCCTTGCAAATCCGCACCGATGAATATCGCATCATCGAATGCGGCCCTTGCCTTGCCTGGCCTCGCCCCGCCGCGCCAGACCTCACCACACCTTGCCTTGCAAATCCGCACCGGTGGAATCTCACCACCTTGTGCGGCCCATGCCAAACCTTGCCCCGCCGTGCCCTGCCGAGCCACGCCACGCCGAGCCTCGCCATGCCACGCCATACCGGATCTTGCCGCGACCAGCCGGACCTCGCCGGACCATGCCCCGTTAGACAGTCTTGACCTCAGTAACCTCAAACAGCCCAAACTTAGGCCGATAGTCACCGATCCCAATGAATCGTCCCGAGGTCTCCAGAATTGATTTGAAAGTGGATACGTCCAGATCGGACAGCATCGCCTCGAAAGTGCAGTTCCACGTTGCGAACACAGGCCTGTAACGCATGATCCGAGATCGGCTGATCATCACACCGCGAACATCGCGATACTTTGGGAGTGCCCAAAAATCATCCGCTGTAGCCTTTTTGCCTGCCGGGTGGTCGTGAACCAGAGTCGGATTGTCGTTGATCAGGATAGAAGCCTTGGCAATCTGGCCTTGTTTCGATCGCTTGGCACCGGCCACACAGCAGGCTTCCAGCATCGTGCCGAGGATGACTGGCTTTTTGGCATCATCGCAATAAAACGATGAATACCAGTCGATCCGTGCTAATTCGAGGTGGTCGGAATCGGTCTTATTTTTCTTGCCGCTCACAGCTTTTCGAGCCTTGGCCCACTCGGATAGTGGATCGGCACCAGCTGCACTGTGCATCAATAGGGGACGAACGCCTCGGATATTGACTTTGACCGTTGAAAAATCGCTCATTTGTTGAACCTTGCCTTGTTACTTAGTTACCGCAATCCTCTGCTTCCGCTCCCACACTTCCCGCCGATCGACAATGACCGACGGTGGAGCCACGAATCCTAACTTGACCGCACCATTCCGAGCCTCAGCCACGACGACCGTGACCATGTATCCGTTTACCGTGATGACGATCTCTTCGTTGACATTCCGTTTTAGCACTAGCATCTGTTGTAACCTCCATGTTGTGAGTGCCGGGGGTGTATGAAGCCCCCGGCGCGAGTATGAACGGTCAACTCCCCTTGGTATCCTTGTGAGTTCGACAGGCTGATTGCCCATGAACAAACTCGAATCAACCAACTAGGAGTCAGTCAGCAGGGTGGATTTACCCCCTGACAAGCCGCTGGCAGGAATCGAACCTGCCCGGGGGTTTTAGTGCCCCTCAGACCACTTAACGGCGGATGCAGCCCCGCTTGGTAATCGCTCAGGTCCCAGCCCCGATCGTCCTGCCCCCACGACAGGGCGGGTGGTAAGGATTCCACCGGACACAATTACCACCGCCTAGAGATGAAATCGGAGCAGATAGCGGCTTACGGGACTGATCTTATGTCAGCTGTTCCGGGTGGGCTGTCCAGTGACGACCTGCCTGGGACTCTTCCACCAGATACTCGTTTCCGTCCTTATCCGACCCGAGCGAGACAATGCGGTCGTAAGGGTGGTGATTCATCGCCCGCACAATCGCATCAGGGTCAGCGTCAGGGTCGGCAGCCAGGTTGCGAGCCAGTGCCAGTGCGGTTTCCTTGCGTGCGTAATCAAGGCCGAATTTGTACTTGCCAGCACGCTCAGGCCACATACTGATCAGGGTGATTTCGGCCAGGTTGAATTTCAATTCGCGTGCTGCCAGAAATGCTTCGGCGGCTGTCAGCGGTGCTGTCTGTGTTGCGGTGGTCATGATTGCACCTCAAGGTGAGCAATGTAATCAGTGACATCACTGTGCATCCCGTAGGCGATCCAAGACTGAATTGTCTTTTTCGCTCCTGCCCACTGATCATATTGGCTTGTCGTTCCAGCGGGTTGCGCGATAGGAGTCACTACGGCTGGCAGGGCTAATGCCGCTCGCAACTCCGCAATTTCTTTCCGTTCAGCCTCCTGTTGAGCTGCAATCTCCTTCCGTTCAGCCTCCAGCTTGGCTTTTTCAGCAGCATTTTCGGCTGCGATTTCCCTTTGTCTCTCGGCTTCAGCAATTCGGGCAATTGCCGCCTCTTGAGCTTCTTCAAGCGACTTAAGAATTATGGCCGATTTGATTTCGGCTTGCTGGCTAAACTCTTCCCACTGATAGTCCATTAGTGTGTTCAACTGAACGACTTTAGCGTCAAGGATAGATGGCGTGTCCCGGATGGATGCGGCCATCTCGTTTAGACTCGCCAGCCTAGACTGATGTGCAGCCTTGCGGACCTCCTCAGCCGCCTCCCACTCGTCGAGTGGTTTGCGGATAGAGTCACGCAGTTCATCCAGCGTGTCGCGAATGTACTTGCGCTCAGCGTCCACCGCTGCCGCCTGTTGCTTGATCTCCGCGACCAATTGTTTACCCAGACCGTCAAGATATGTCTTCGAGCGAGCCACCTTGTAAGCGGTTCCGGCTATCGAAGTCCTGCCTTTTACCGTGCTTACATCGTGCTCCACTGAGTGGGCCTGACAGCCGATATCGTCTAGGATCGCATTGATCTTGTGGCGACTCGCGTAGAATTCGACCGGGTGTATCATCCCAGGTACCACAAGCATTGTACTCGCCTGTGGTATCGCTTCCGCTATTGCTGATTCAGTGTTCAACTTACTTACCTTTCAAATATAGTGGTGTGGTGAAAAATCCCAGGCTGGCTGCGTATGACCAGCCTGGGCGACCGTCCGTGGGGGTCAGAATGGGATGCCGTCAACGTCGTCTCGTACAACGCGAGACGCTGGGAAGTGATGCGAACCGCTAACCGCACGCATCATCATCGAATCGGCATCAGACTGGGTGTAGGCCGGTGCCGTTTGGTGCTGCGTGTAGGCAGGCTGGATCACTTTGGCCCTGAGATATTCAGGGACAGCGTATTCACCCACCGGTGGCTCAAAATCGCCATTGCCAAACTTCTCGGCGTCTGCCACCTTAGTGAGCCCGTTGAGCCACAGCTTGACACCCTTGAAGCCGTTTTGGTCGTAAGCCATAGCTTGGACATGGATGGCACCGATCATGCCGCCGTAAATCTCCGTCTGACTTTGGATCGGCTTGTTATTACGGTCCATGATCCGCGGCGACCGTTTATCGGAGCAGGATGCGTTCAGGACCACATTACCGAAGGCTGGATCGCCTTGCACCTTGGTTTCAAGGTCGCGATTTTTAATCGGCCAATGCTCTTTAAAGCCGGCTGGATTGCCGCCCCAACGTGCCCCAAAAAACTCTCTGGCGACCGCCACGCAATCGTCGTAAATCACCTGGACAATCGGGTCTTGCCGATCAAGGATCAGCGAGGCCGAGTAACGGGGTTTACCTTTGCCGTCCTGGGACTCGCGGGGTGTCCAAATGAACGGGTAACTGATGCGACCGACGGGTGAACGATTTGGACCGAATACGAGATCTGACATGGGATGCCTCTTTACTTGTCTATGTGTGAATCTGTTGAAACGTGCTAGAAAACACGCCACGGCCAAAATCCGATTGGCCGTGGCTTCGCGGCGTCACACCAATGAAGGTGTCTGGTTGGCGATCGCCTTTTTAGCCAGGGCGATCGCTTGAACGACAAGATGACTGCGGACAGGATGTAACCCGTCCTCTTCCAGCCAACTTAATTCCGATTCGACCCAGTCAAGTTTCTGACCAGCATCGGCGAGAGTGACAAACTTCAGGAGCCAGCGAGCGTTCTCGCCTTTTTCCTTGGCCTGCTCAACTCGCTTGGCCATAACTTCTCTGACGAGTCTTTCGTACTCGTAGCTGCGGACAGCAATGTCACGCAGTTCGGCTTTTAAGCAGTCAATTTCAATGCTCATGGCTTGGCACCTCCTAGCAATTCTTCTGCGGAGTCCACTTCGGATCGGAGCACGCCAATATCACAGGCGGTCATTGCCTCGCCAACAGGCAGCGACAGTGGGATATGTGCCGCCCAAGTGAGCGTGGTGAGCTGGTTTTTGAGGCGGATGATTTCGATATCACGATTGTCTATTCGCTCCTGCATCTCGAGTAACCTGTAACCGGTAGACTCTGAGCGGAATGGTTCCATTTCCAAGAGCAACAGTATTTCTTCGAATGTGTAATCTTTGCGTTCAACGGTCATCGTGTCACCTCCGTCAACCGGCTGCGGAGCCGTGCGATGGTGACAGCAGCGTGCGATATGTTGGCGGTGTCATCATCACCCAATAAGGCTGATTCGATGGTGGCTAGAAGACGCTGTTCAGACTGAAAAGCGGTGTCCAGGAGCCGAGCGATTTGCTCTTCCTCATGCTGGCGGCTGGACTCGAAACGCTGCTGAAGTTCGTTGGCCATTCGCTCCCTCTCGATCCATTGCTCGTCGTAATCACGCAGGCCAGCCGTCATGCGGGCTTGGTGGTCTGCGGATAGGTCTTGATCTAACGTGCTGTTCATTGTGTTGTGCTCCGCGAAGAGTGTTACTTACTGGGCTTGGTGACTTACTTACTGACTTCATATCCGACATACGGATAATACACCACTTCGTAATTGCCGTCAATCCCAAAGTGCGGAATTTTTAGATTTTATTTTCATGGCGATCCGACTCCTGATTTCTAGTCCCAAAGTTAGTCCCAACCTACTTAGTCCCAAACCACCTTGGGACCACTCCCAAACCACTCCCAAAAAATACGAAACGCTTTATTTTAAGTAGTCCCAACTTAGTCCCAACTTAGTCCCACGCTACTTAGTCCCACGTGTTGGGGTATATATATACCCAACATGGGAGTTGGGACTAACTATTGGGACTGACCCGGTTCGAAGTCGTAAAAGGTGCATTTTTTGCCCGATGGGAAGTGCTCTTCCCACTTCATCAGGATTGATGAGGCGACCATAAACTTCAAAGCCCGATCAATCGTGTTCTTGGCGTGGCCCTGTTCTGTCAGCTCGTCTTGGATCTCTCCCCATGCTGTTTTGCCACAAGCGGTGATGTGTGCTTTGATAGCGATCTCTGCACCGGCACGCCCTTTGACCTGCTTTTCGTCGTTGCTATCGGAGCCGGTTGTGGAGTATTCCCAGCCGGTTTCGCTTTGCCGCCCTTGGATGACTGGCAAAACGAACCGGTTCCAACGTGCTTTCACAGACTTGATCGTGATGTTCTGTTCGTCGTTCTCATCCGCTTCCATCCTGATCACATGATCGCAGGTCCGACCCATAGCACGCCCCCAAGTTTCACCCTGGCTATTCAGGTGTCCGACAAGTACCACAGCTACGTTCATGTCACGGGCAAGTTCCCGCAGTGGAGCAGCGATCTTGGCAACCTCTTGCGGATCGACCAATGGGCGTGATGAGGCCGCCATCAGGGTATCAATCACCACCATGCCGATCTTGTATCGCTCACACCAGAGGCGAATGATAGCGATGGTCTTGGGGTCATCCAGATTAGTGAATCCGTAGGGGTCATTCTTGGGTCCGGTGAATATCACGTTTTCTGGGTCAATCCCGAAGGATTCGCTGCACATTGCCACTTGATCCCAGTGCGAATCGGCAGCAACGAACAGGATCTTGGAATCGGTGTCCATCGTGATTTCTGTGCCATCTGGCCACTTCAGATCAAGTGACCAACGCCGGCACAGATCCATCAACCATCGCGTCTTTCCCGTGCCTTCTTTGCCCTCCACTAAGTGGAGTCCCCGTTTCACGAACCAGCCCACGTTGGTCTCTGGATCACCCCAAAGCCACGTTCGTTCCTTCATCAAGGCCAGAATATCGGCCACGTTCGTGGCGTCTGGGATGCCCTCAAAAATTTCCATTGGCACAGGCTCGATTGACTGTTGCGGAGCAGCTGCTCCGTTGGCTCTCGCGATCTGGATTAAACTTCCGAACCGAATCTGCTTATCACCGTCAGTCCGCTTGAACGACCTGACCTTGACTGAGCATTCGCCATCAACGTGTTTGTCGTGCCTGGCTGACCACTGCTCCCACAACTCCGCACCGTCTTCCCCAAACTTGTGCGTGAGTGCCATGCCGACCGATAGCCACTTGTCATAGTCTGATAGCTGGGTGTCCAGATACCCTTTACTGAGTGCGATTTTAGCCCACTCGTAATCGCTTGAGACGTTGCCGATCACCCTGGTAGGATCAACCTTCGGTTTTTCCGGCTGTGTGAGTGCTCGCAAGATCGCCTGTTCCGCCGATTCCGGTAGTGGTATCGGTGGCATGGGAATCGAGATCCGCTTGCCGTCACTTGGAGCACAAGCCACCTGACTACCCGCATCCGCTATACCGACGAAGATTTCAATGGCATCACCCGATGGCAGTTCAATCTTGAGTTTCCCACCCCGTTTCCATGCCGCCAGAATCGAATCCGTGACCACAAACCAAACGTGAGCACCGCCCTCGGTTTTCGTGACCATAGAACTGGGCCAGTCGTCGCAGCCGAATAAGAACTGTGCCGCTTCCTTCCAAGCGGTCGGTAGTCGTCTCGTATCCTTATCCAGCGGATCGACATCGACCACAAGAAAGCCGACCGGCTTGCACCCGATCCCCACAGGGACACCGTTTTGGAGGTATCCAATAAGCCGTTCCCGCCATTGGTCAGTCGTGATGTGTTGCCATGCTTCACCGGCAGCAGCCATCGGACGCTTGATTTTGCCCTTTTTGTCCTCTCCGTTTACGACCGGGAGAACACCAATTGCCGCCAAAGCCTCGAACGCTGCAAACGTGTCGTTGCGTTTACAGGCGTCAAAATAATCAGGCCAGGACATGGTGCAATCTAACCTCTCTTATTTGTGCGGAGGGTTGCCCCTCCGCTTGAATTGCTTCCCGTTCTTCTTTCAGATGCGGATCAACGAAACGTGGCCCCGGTTCTTCAAGCTGGCCACGGATCGTGCCGAGTGGTTGCTCCCAAATTAAATCAGGCTTGATTGGTGACATCGCACAACACTCCTGTTTTGATTTGGCCCTTGATTGCATGGATCACGCACTCTTGGATGCTCATGTCGTTTTGGGCACAGTAGACACGTAAAGCCCTTTTTAACGGGGCTGGCAGCCTAACCTCAGTGCGACTATCATCAGTGGATTTTTTTTTCATGGTTCCCCTTTGTGTTACAAATTGAACGACACTATCGGATTATACACCATTTGCGGAATGCCGTCAATTAGTAACTGGCAGGAATATCGGGAAAACGTATTTGACGTTTTGCCGGGTTCCCTATATACTACGTTTATGAAAGGAGGTACCGATGTCAAAAGCCGATGTTCTGTCTGCTCGCATGGATTTGCGAGTTGCCCCCCAGATCCTTGCTGATCTTGATATGGAAATATCCAGATTGCGTATGACTGACCAGATGTTCGGAAATCGACGACCACGCCACGCCGCAATCGTGATGGCCGCGATCAAGGAATTCTTGGTTTTGTCTGAATCAAAACGCGACCAAGCCTACTCGAAATGGTTCGCGGAGTTGTCAGGAGAATCATCACCTACCATAGTGATGCACGCTCCGGTTGCCCGATAACTAACCTGTCCTCCCCCTTTAAACTCGCAATCCGTTGGTATCACATGGGTTACACACCGAGAAGAAATGAACCGAACCTCTTGCAAATCTCCGGAGCAAAAGGTCCCCCGTTCAAATCGGGGCGGGTGTATTGCGGTAAGTCTTTAGGATTAAGACATTTAAGACAAGACGTTAAGTGTTCGAACTCTCCGGAATACTTAGACAACAATGTTGAGAATTTTCACCGGCGGCGACATGGCACGCCCACCTAACCCTATACCAAAGTACACTTTGCATAGTTCTGGTCGCGCCAGAATCTATTTTAACAGCGTGTATAAGTATCTACCAGGCGACTATAACTCGCCCGAATCACGGCAGGCGTTTTATGAAATGTGCGAGATCATCCACGCAACCGGTGACTGGCCTGTTGAGGTCGTGCCCGAAAAGCCACTCACGGTGATGGAACTGGGAATCAGGTATCTCGCCTTTTGTGTCACCTACTACGGCCAAAAAAAGAACGGTCGAACCGAGGCCGTCAACCTGCGTTACGCGGTGGATTCGCTGACTGATCTATATGGAAGTCGGCTCGCTGGCGAGTTCGGGCCACCACAACTTAAGGCGGTCCGTAAGAGTCTGATCAAAAAGGGCCACGTCCGCCGGTCAGTCAACAAACGAGCTACCCAGATAATCGCATGTTACAAATGGGCCGTTGAGGAAGGTCTAGTGGAGCCGGACGTGTGGCAGCGGCTGTCCGCCGTCAAACCAATTGCACCTGGGCGAGAGGGTGCTATCGACAATCCAGCGGTCGAACCGGTGACAAGTAGTCAGTACGAACTCGCCCTGCCCTACCTTCCCGCCGGTGTCAAGATCGCGATTCAGGTCCAGCGACTGACCGGCATGAGGTCCAAGGAACTGCTGTCCATGTGCCCGCAAGATTGCGACATGTCACGTGAGCACTGGATCTATCGCCTTGAAAAGCACAAGACCGAAAAGCACATCGGCGTTGCTTATGTCTTGATCCCGGCGCCGGCTGTCGAGTTGTTGCAGGCCTGTATGCCGAAGACATTTTGTGACCGATGGTTCCCGTGGAGCGTGGGACATCAACAAAAGTCTGTCGCCCGTGCGTGCCTGTCCGCTGGTGTACCACATTGGTATCCGCACCAATTACGTCATAATCTAGCGACTGAGATAAACGAAAAGTTGAATATCGAAGCGGCTCAAAAGGTACTCCGACACACAGATCCACGCATGACGCGAAGGTACTCTAAAGAGACTGTGGAAGGCTTGTTAAGCGTAGCCGATCAACTCTACCCCGATGTTAATTTAGGGGGGGGGGGGGGGTAGAGATAAGCTGAGTCCAACTGGCTAAACGCCCGCCATCACGACGATGGCGGGCTCATTTGAAGATGTAAGGAGTCGAGATGGCGAAGAAATTACACCGCGAAGATTCGAAGAATCTGCCCGTCGGTCAAAAGTTGGGATGCAACCTTTCGCCCGACGCCTCGGCGCTCTTGGGTGCTTTGGAATATACGCTCCACTGCGGATCCGGTCAGATTGTCACCCGATCAATCGTGGCGATGATCGACACGCTCCCACGCTCCCAGAGTGATGGCATCGTCGCGATGATGCGGTTAAGAGGGGCTAGTTTGTCGCGGCTGAAACGGTCGATTCAGGCGGTTGAAAATGTGG